GCTGGTACTCGCGGTAGATCTTGACGACGTCGTCGACCTTCTTCCCGTCGCCGTCATCGTGCTTGGCTTCGAGATCGATCACGCGGTCGAACGCCGCGCGGGTGATTGCGAACGCCAGCTTGGGCAGTGCGTCCTTGCCTTCGGCCGCGTCCTTGCCGAGCGCGCGCACCGACTTCATCAGGTCGGCCATGCGATTGTCATTCTTGCCCTGCTTGTCGTTGATCGGGCCGGGCGCGAGGTTCAGTGCCATGGTGGTTACTCCGTGAGGTTACCGACTTAGTGGTGCTCGTCGGCAGTGGGTGGAGGCACGCCGCAGCGTGCCGGTGGATACAATGCCATGGTCATTCACCATGGCAATGTAATTCTCGGGACACGTTCGAGTAACCTTGAAGGGTTACGTTCGAGATACCCCGGTGAAACTGTCGTGTTACTTTTGCAGTGGAACCAGTGACCTTGGTATTGACACAAAGTGACCCTGGTTTTTGCCATCAGTTGGTAAGACACGGCCAAGTCACGTTCGTGCAACGCTCAGAATTAGAATTTCGTAAGTCGTTGATTTAATTGGCAGCGATGCTTATTCTAATTCTACGAGGAAAAAATGGAGGAGTGACATATATTGGAGTGGTGAGGTGATTTGGCCCGCTGAACGATCAGACACCAGCCAAAAGCCTCGCGCGCCATGGGTCCTATTAAAAGTAGAATTAGAATTAGAATATGAAAACCGAGAACCGAGAGCGAGCCGCGCGCTGCCTAGCCGCCGTACCCCGTGCCGATCCAGAAGCCCATGGGCATCGCCTTCGCGCGCTTCCGGGTTAGCTCCCGCGAACCGGCCGCACGGCCGGTCGGCAGCCTGGTCGCGAGACCAGCGATCTCGTCTTTCGTGAACTCGGCGATGGCGCGCGCCATGTCCTTGCCCGCGCGGTAGTCGCGGTCTTGATCCAGTTCCCGTTGCGCCATCCAAGCTGCGCGCCGCGCCTCTTGGACCGTTACCCCGCGGGTTACTCGCGAGATTACGCGAGCCTGCCCTTGGCTATTCAGCTTGGCCCACATTGGACCCTCCAATGGTTTCATGGGTAGGTCACCCCGCAAGGTAACCCGCCGATGAAACCTCCCCATGGTGCCGGCCGTAGTCTGCCGGTGACATGACGCTCCTCGCGTCGGGTGGGCGGTACCGGGTACCTAGGCGCGTTCGCTACGCGCGCCATCAGCCGTTCGATACGTGACCCACCATGGGTCGGGTGACGTCGGGCAAAGATGAGGCCCAGATTTGCATAGCCCCGTCACAGGGCCGCCGCAGTATTCCCAGATCAGTTACACCCTAGCTATGGGGAGTTGTTACCCCGGGGGGTTACCTGGACTAGGGGGGAGGGGGTGGGGCCGGCGTTTTATTGGGGCCCCAGGAAATATCTACTTACGAAATACTACGTGTCACCCTCGCGACACCATCGTATGCTCTAAGACTGTGGGTCTTGGCCCAGCGTGACACCACTTCGCGAGTGGAGTACATTTGCAGGACACGGCGAGGACGGAGATGGAAGATCTTCAAGAACCGGCCTGGACTACGTGGTTTGACGGGGACCGGGTCCCAATGAAAAAACCAACACGACTGCCCTTGCCTCCGATCAAACCATTCAAGACTGTGAGCGAAGTGCCGGCTCTACTGCGAGCTCACATCCGCGCGTGCCACGTGAAGGGTGTTAGTGTTGAAACACTTGCAAAATTATTTAATATAAAACCTAGCCTCGTTAGAAAAATACTTCCTAGAAAACGTTCCTCGAAGGTTGCCCGAAAATAACATAGCCACGCTCTGGCGTTTGTGTATTTTGCTCGCGCATGACAACCACGCGCAGCGTCGTCGACGGCTTGAAGGGTAATCCCCTCGCCCTCGCTTTGATCGTCATCAACGTCCTCTACCTCGGTGCCGGTCTGATCGTTTATCGCGAGCAGCAGACGCGGATCTCGAACCTCGTCCGCACCATGATCCAGGAGTGCATGGTGGAAAAACCCTGACCATCATACTACTAGGTTTCTCCAAGGTATCTCAAAGGTTTCTCGAAAATAACATCGTGGGGTTTTTGTCGGGTTTAACTTGACGTCCGTGTTTTTTGGTAGAAAGTCCCCTCATCGCTCGGAAGGCGATGTGTTGTTGGAACCCCTCAGGAGGGCTGAAACGACCCCCTCCCCCCGGAGCCCCCCGCGGTAAGTTCTCCTGAGGGTTAAACTCGCGAGCCGCAATTGCCAAAAGCTCGACCAAAGAAACCCAGCGTCGCCGCGGCCCCGCCGCAGAACGACCCTGCCTATTTGGTCCGCGACAACGCACTGCGCTATGCGATTGGAGTTGCCCACGACACCAGCATCGGTCACGTCCCCAAGATCATCGAATGCGCGCAAGCATTCGAGGCCTACCTGCTCGGCGAGCCTGTCGTCGAAGTTCATCCCGTCGTGCATGCAGCAGACCCGCCCGTGCCGCGTGGAGAGTCATAGCCATGCTGGCGGATAATCCCACGTTCTGGTTTCTGCTGTGGTTCGGTTGCTGGTTCACGCTGGTGCTGGTCCTCGTGGAGCACGCGCGATGACGATGGCCGACATCGCCCCGCGTGACGGTGAAGCCGTCCGGCGCCTGCTCGGCATCCTCACGGCCGGCGAGCTCGCCGCCGCCTTCGAGCTCACCGCCGACACGCTGCAGGACTGGCGCCAGCGTCGCTGCGGTCCCGTGCATCTGCGCCTGGGCAAGGGCGTGTTCTACGCGGTCGACGACGTCAAGCAGTGGATGACCGTGCACCGGCGCAGCGATGTGCCGGAACCTGCGTAACCCCGGAAGGTAACCATGCCCAAGGTTCACCATGCCTAAGACCGATCCCCACTACCGTCCAGTGCTGGCCGAGGGCGATACGGGTCCGGCGGTTGCCTACATGCAGAGTATGCTTCCCCATAGCCACGACGGTGACTTCGGGCCGATCACCGACGACGAGGTCAGGAATTTCCAGCGTACGCGCGGCCTCGCATCCGATGGTGTCGTCGGCCCGCTCACCTGGGATGCACTCGAGTCGCACGCGCCGCCGGTGCTCCCCGAGATCCCGACGAGCGACATCGCCGCGATCATGATGATCGCCAGCATGTCACAGATTGCGGGTTACTCGTGGGGCGACCGGGGCTACGCGCCAGCGGGCTATACGATGGGGATCGCGGTGGCGTTCGCGCAGAGCCTGGTGCGGCTGTGGGACACCGATCCCGCTGTCATGGACATGGCCAAGGCCAACACGCACGACGACAATGTCGATGCCCTCAGTTGGTACAATTCCGACTTCGCAGCACTCGACATGCGCAACGAGATCACCGGCGCCGAGACGCTGCGCCATCTCTACGTGCTGCTCATGGGGCTCGGGATGCGCGAGAGCTCGGGCCGGCACTGCGAGGGGCGCGACATGAGCGCCTCGAACGTGAGCTCTGACACCGCCGAGGCCGGCCTTTATCAGACCAGCTACAACGCCCACAGCGCGAGCTCGCCGCACTTCGACAATCTGATGGACGCCTACGACAACGGCGAGCTCGTCGGCCTCATGGAAGTGTTCGCCATCGACGTGTCGTGCGGGGCGAGCGACTGGGAGTGCTACGGCAGCGGCCGCGGCTACGATTTTCAAGAGCTCTGCAAGAACGCACCGGCGTTCGCGGTCGAGTCCTGTGCGCTCACGCTGCGCAATTTGCGTCAGCACTACGGACCCATCAATCGCAAGGAAGCGGAGCTGCGTGCCGAGGCCGACGACATGTTCCACGCCGTGCAGGTGTACGTCGATCAGATGGACTGGAGCCAGGTCGAGACCAACCTCGCGGTGAACAGGTCCGGCAAGCGGTAACTATGCTACCTCCGAGGTAACCGAGAGTACGAGCAAGAGGCGCAGGAATGACGGCAGAAATCGTCCACCTCACCCCGCTCGTGTCGCACGGTAACGGTGCGCGCCAGGCGCTGATCGCCATCGCGGAAAGTCTGCCATGCACCGACGAGATGGCGGCAAACAGTTGGACCGACTGGCTGCTCGCCGAGCTCTGGGACCGCGGCTTCAAGGTGGTGCCGCTGGTGCCACGCGACGGATAGGAGCACGCCATGGTCGGCATCGCCATCAACGTGTTGTGGTTCCTGATTGGCCTGATCGTTCTGGCCGGGATCATCTACCTCGCCATTTGGGTGATCGAGACCTTCATCTACCCGATCCCCGAGCGCGTGAAGCAGGGCATTTGGGTGATCGTGCTGCTGCTCGCGCTGATTGCGCTGCTCACGGTCCTGGTGGGAGGTGGCAGCAATCCCTTTCGTCACCTCCTCTCGTCCAATCAGCAGGGACGAGCCCTTGCCGCTGCCGCCGTATCCGGCGCGGCCACCGGATATTTGCCGGCCCTGTTGAGGCAGCCCTGATGCCGTACGTCAGCGCCTGCTGCCTGGGGGAGCGCTGCTGGTGCGGCAAACCGGCCGAGCACAAGGTCGACGAGGCGATTTTTTTCGACGATCCCTACCCCGGGCGGCACCCGTACACGGCGTACATCTGTCACGAGCACTTCTGCCAGGTCATGGGGCTCAATCAGCGGAAGGCACCAGCGGAAGCCACCAAGTGAAGCACACCCGCACGCGCCGTAAGCGCCGCCAGGCGAAGATGCACATCCGGTCGCGCGGGAAATTCACGGTGCGCCACACGTCGCGCAGCGGGCGCACCGGCTCGATCCGATCACATAACCTCGCAAGGTAACGGGCAATGAAATGCCCACATTGTCTCGGGCTGGGGTGTGTCCCCAACCCGGCTCCGCTGATTGCTTTGGGCAATGATGACCTGAGGACGGTGCCGTGCCCGGTGTGCAAAGGCACTCGCGAATTACGTCCAGCCGCCGACCCTGACGCGCGGGCCGGTGGGCCCTGAGCCGAAGCTGCGCAGCACCCGCCCGATCATCGTCGTCATGCCGCCGTGCGCCGCGAGCGCGCTGTACTGCAGCCCGTCCATGGGATGCGACCAGCGGTTCTTGTCCGGCACCGGCTTGAGTTGCCCGTGCTTCGTCTTGGCATACCGGTAGCCGCCGTCGAGCGCGCGGATCACGGTCGGACAGCGGCCCTTGTCGACGCGAAACGCTGGTCCGCCGTCGCGCTGTGCCAGCATGAACGCCTCGACCGCGCGCAGCCGCGGGTCGATGTCGTTGGTCGGCGCCGGGAACGCCTTGAAGCCCATGCGCTTCAAAACATCGAACGTCGTCTCCTCGTAGATCGAGCTCCGCGCCGTGCCGGCCGGGTCGCCGATCAGCGCGATGGGCAAGCCGAGGTAGCGCGCGTTCGTCAGCGCCGGGCGCAGCGCGTGGTTGATGTGGTGTTCGAGCCCGACGTCTTCGGCTGCCACCTCCTCCAGCACGTTGAAGCGCCCGCGGTGGTCAAGCTGGCAGATGATGCTCCACGGGTCGCGGCCGAAGTCCTGGCCGACGAGCAGCGCGTGGCCCGGCACGGGCATGAGCTCGTCGACGACGTGGAACGAGCGCTTGAACGCCAAGCGAAAGACAGCGCTGCCGGACGGGTCGTCGCCATACTGGGCGTTGACATAGCGCTTGACCCAGTCGGGTGGGTTGCGCGAGAGGCGCTCGTAGTAGATCCGGCCTAGCGCCAGGCGCTGCGGGTCGTGCCGGTCGAGCTTGAGCGACTCCTCGTTCTGGTTGAGCCATTCCAGGTTCTCGGCGAGCGGATCGAGCCCGCCTGGCTGGATGAAGATCTGCCAGTCGGGGCTGATGTTGAGGTGCATGAAGGTGTGCCACTCGGAGCCTTCGGTCGGCATGTTGGTGTCGGCGATCAGGCCGGCCCAGGTGCAGCCGCCGAGCACCGCGGACGGGTAGCGACCGCAGCGGCCGGCGAGCGGCGCCACGATGCCGACGTCCATCTCGATGGCCTCCGACATGAACGCGCCGGTCAACTGCATCGAGAGCAGCCGGCGCTGGTCCTCCTGGTCCTCCAGCGGGATCAGCAGCCATTCGCTGCGCACGTCGTTGAACTCGATGTAGATCGTGTTTTCCGAGACCTTGTACTGCGCCACCCGCTGCAGCCATTGCAGGATGTCCTTGAGGACGGTGTCGCGCAGTTGCTTCAACGTCTGCCGGACGATGGCAAAACGCGTGTAGCGGTAGCCGTCCGGCGCCGGCCGCTGCTCGCAGGCACGGCGGAAGATTTCCCACAGGCAGCCGGTGGTCTTGCCCGAGCCCACTGGGCCGGCGAGCAAACGGCCAAACGCAGCCGACTTCATGAACGATGCGATGGTGGGCGCTGCGTCGTAGACGATTTCCGTCACGGCGGGACCAACTCGGTGTTGGCCTGGGTGTTCACCTCACCATCGATTACCTGCGAGGTAACCGGCTTGCGCTCGAACTTGAGTTGCGCGTCGGCACCGAGGTTGATGGTCACCGAAAAGTGTTCGCCACTGCCGACGTCACCGGCGGTCGGCTTGCCGATACCCCCGAGATCACGCAGCAGCTTGGCGACTTCGACCTTTCCACTGAGCAATTGGACCTTGTCGTGCAGCAGCCGGTCGGCTTCCGGCAGCCACTCCTCGATCACCGTCGCCGCCTTGATGCGCACCCTTTCGGTGGTGTTCAGTGCCGATCCCCACTCTGCGGTGGCGGCTTCGAGCAGATGGCGAAAGCGTGGGGTTTGGGAGATGATTTCCCACTGTTCGGTGGGGATTGCCAGGCGGTTCAGTATTTCGTCGACGGCGTGAATATCCATCGCGATTTCGCGCGCGAGTTTCACGAGGGTTTCATCACCAAACCCAACAACCTTTGGCACACTTACATCGACCGAAGGCATTGTAACCTACGAGATACCTTATAGTTATTGCATGCCCTCCTCACTGTACTGTATTCGTGCAGAATGCAAGCGATCCCGCTCGCTGGACAAGGTCTCTTGAGGGTTGTGCCTCCGGGCGTGCTGAATGCCGCGGAAAAGGCGCAGGATCTGGCGCGCGCCCAGACGGACAACGCGGCGACCGAGGCGGCGATGACCAGCCTCGCCGGCTACATCCGCGGGCAGTTCGAAATTTTCAAGCGCCACCGCAACAACAGCATGTCCGGCTGGTCCGAGCGGCTGCTGATCGCAATGCGCGCGTTCAACGGCCAGTACGATCCGACCAAGCTCGCCGACATCCGCCGGTTCGGCGGCAGCGAGGTCTACGCCAAGATCATCGCGATGAAGTGTCGCGGCGCGACGTCGCTGCTGCGCGATGTCTATCTCGGCTCCGACCGCGCGTGGGGCGTCGAGGCGCCGCCCGATCCCGAGGTGCCGCCCGAGATCCACGCCAAGATCCAGCAACTGATCACGGCCGAGAGCATGTCGGCGCAGCAGGCCGGCCAGCCGCCCGACCCCGGCGCGATCCGCGACCGCGTCAACGACCTGGTCGAGGCCGCCCGGCAGGCGGCGAAGAAGAAGGCCGACAAGCAGGCGGCCATTGCCGAGGACAAGGTCGACGAGCTCCTGATCGAGGGCGCCTTTTACCAGGCGATGGCCGAGTTCCTCGTCGATCTGCCGCTGTTCCCGTTCGCCTGCATCAAGGGCCCGACCGTGCGGATCGTGCCCGACGTCGTGTGGAACCAGGGCAGCCCGCTGGTGCAGCAGAAGCCGCGCCTGTTCTGGAACCGGGTGTCACCGTTCGACATCTGGTGGACGCCGGGCGTGAACAGCATCGAGGATGCCTCGATCATCGAGCGCACGCGGGTGACGCGCGCCGAGCTCAATGATCTGCTCGACCTCCCCGGCTACAATCAGCAGGAGCTCCGCGCCGTGCTCGACGAGTACGGGCGCGGCGGCCTGGCCGACAACTGGGATTACACCGACTCCGAGCGTGCGGTGCTGGAGAGCCGGGAAAACCCGCTCTACAATCAGTCGGGCCTGATCAATTGCCTGGAGTGGAACGGCAACGTCCAGGGCCGCATGCTGCTCGAATACGGCATGCCATCGCAACAGATCCCGGACGAGCTCCGCGATTACATGGTGCAGGCCTGGCTGATTGGCAGCCACGTCATCAAGGCGCAGATGTCGCCGAGCCCGCGCAAGCGGCCCCCCTACTACATCACGTCGTTCGAGAAGGTCCCGGGCACGCCGGTGGGCAACGGGCTGCCCGACGTGCTCAGCGACATCCAGGAAGTCTGCAACGCGACGCTGCGCGCGCTGGTGAATAATCTCTCGATGGCGTCGGGCCCGCAGGTGGTGGTCAACGACGACCGCTCGTCGCCCGGCACCGACAACGAGGAGCTCTACCCGTGGAAGCGCTGGCACGTGACCAGCGACCCGATGGCCAACAACACGCAGCCGCCGATCAGCTTCTTCCAGCCCAACGCCAATTCGGGCGAGATGCTCGCCGTCTACAACGCGTTCACCGCGATGGCCGACGATCTCTCGGCGATCCCGCGCTACCTCGCCGGCCAGTCGGCGGGCGGCGCCGGCCGCACCGCGTCGGGCCTGTCCATGCTGATGTCAAACGCGAGCAAGATCCTGCAGACGGTCGCCGCCAACATCGACGGCGACGTGCTCGAACCGGCGCTGCAGAACCTGTTCGACATGATCCTGCTCACCGACGAGTCGGGGCTGCTCACCGGCGAGGAGGACATCCGGGTGCGCGGCGTCACGGTCGCGGTGCAGCGCGAGACCCAGCGCTCGCGTCAACTCGAGTTCCTGCAGATCACCAACAACCCGACCGACATGGCGATCCTGGGCCTGTCCGGTCGCGCCAAGGTGCTGCGTCCGGTCGCGCAGGGTGTCGGCATTGACGGTGACGACATTGTGCCGAGCGATGACCAGCTCGACCAGAAGCAGCAGCAGATGCAGATGGCCGCGATGGCGGCGCAAGCACAGGGGAACCAACCGCCGAAGCCCACGAACCAGCAGGGCCCGCACGCCAACACCGTGCCGACCCGCATCGCTGGCGGGGTTGGATGACCAGCAGAGGAGAAACGACGATGGCCAAGCAGCTTTCCCACTCCACGCCGACGTTCGCGCAGGGTGGCAAGACCAAGATGTTCGGCGAGCAGGAGGCCGGGCCGCAGAAGCCGGGCGTCTCCGGTCACGACGTGCCGTCCGGCGAGACCCAGTGGGCTTCGGGTGGCAAGACCAAGATGCACCCGTACACGCCCTCCGTGCCCGCCAAACCGGGGTGCAGTTCGCCCTATTGAGGCCTGCGATGCCCTCGCTGTTCACGAAGCGCATCCCGACACCGAAGATCCCTGTCCCGCGGCAAAACCCGCGGGGCAGCCATGCGGGACCGAAGGGGTTCCCGCACGTGACACCGCCGCGGCTCAAGCCGCTGCAGACGCGCGTCTACACCAAGGCCGCCGCACGCCAGGACCCGATGGAGTTCACCGGGCTCGGGTTTGGCGATACCGGCATGACCGGAGAAAGCTGAGATGGCGAAAAAGGCGAAGTACATCCGCGGTGGCGCGGTCGGTAAGCCGATCCCGAAGGAAACGTCGGTCAAGCAGAATTACCCGAAGAAGGGTACCAAGAAAACGGGTCGGTAGTGAACGACGAGGAGCTCATCCTCAAGGCGGCTGCCCTGAGCAGCACCAGGGACTGGGCTGAGTTCCTCGCTGCGTTCGCGCGCTACACCGACGAGCGGATGGAGCAATGCGTCGCCTCGCCGGCCGCCGACCTTAAACAGGCCCAGGGACGGGCACAGGACGCCCGCCATTTGCTGAAACTGTTCAGGGAGTGCCGACCACAGGCCGAGAAAATACGCGCCCTGAGGCAATCCAAGCAGCGTTAGACGTCCCCTTCCGAGCTCCTCTCACCCGCCCCTGCCGCCATGTGCCGCAGGCGCACACGAGGTAGCTCATGCCGCCGAATGTTTCCCCGAAAGACGACCCGAGCGTGCGTATTCCCGCCGCCGTGCGCGCCGCCGCCGCTAATGCCGAGGCCTTGCAGAAGCGGATCTATAACCCCGAGCCGGAGCCGCCGGCCGAGCCGGGTAATAACCCCCCTATTCCGGGCGAAACCCAGGTTACCTCGCCAGGTAACCCTGAAACCCCGGAAACCCACGCCGAAACCCAGGTCACTCAGCCGGATAATACCCGGCAGCAGCCTGCCGAGCCGCCGGCTGAGCCGGACCAGCCGGTTGACTGGGAGCATCGCTATAACTCGATGAAAGGTCGCTGGCAGCGTGACACGAAGCTGCTGAGTGACCGCCTTGCCGATCTCGAAGGCGTGATTGCGAACATGCAGACGGTGCCGCCCCGGGCAGCCGCTGCGCCCGCCGGGCAGCCCGAGCCCGAAGTATTTCTTACGCAGAAGGAGATCGACGAATACGGCCCCGAGTTCATCGAGGTCGTTGGCCGTAAGGCCAGCGAGGTTGCGGCGCCGCTGTTGAAGCAGATTAAGGACCTCGAAGCGCGGATTAATGGGGTTTCGACCACCGTCGTGAAGGACGCAAAGCAGAAACTCTACGAATACCTTGACGTGAAACTGCCGCAGTGGCGCGAGCTCAACGACGATCCGCGGTTTATTTCGTGGTTGAAGTTGCCAGACGACTATTCTGGTGCTATTCGTCACACGTTGATGATGCGTGCGTTCGAGCAGCACGACGCTCCTCGGGTGCTCCGCTTCTTCAACGGCTTCCTCGCTGATGAGGTTGCCGACGACCCGGCGAAGCAGCCGGACCCGCCGCAGGCAAGAGCCGCGAAGGTCCCGCTCGAAACGTTCGCCGCGCCCGGCAAAGCCAAGACTGCGGCGGCCTCTGCTGCCCCCGCTGAGAAGCCAATCCTCACGCGTCCTGAGATCTCCGCTTTCTATCTCGATGTCCAGCGCGGCAAGTACCGCGGCCGTGACGCCGAGAGGGACGCTTTCGAGAAAAGGATTTTCGAGGCGCAGCGGTCGGGACGCATCCGGTAACCCTTCTCAATCGGGTGCACAGCGATGGCATTCCCCCTTGCTGGCGGGGGTACCACCCCGCCTATTTGGCCGGCCGGCTCGACCGATAACGGCCTCGCGGCTGCAGGTTTCATCCCGGAAATCTGGAGCGGAAAACTGATCGAAAAGTTCTACGCGAGCACCGTGCTCGCGGCGATTTCGAACACCGACTACGAGGGTGAGATCAAGTCGCAAGGCGACAAGGTCAACATCCGCACCAAGCCGACCATCACCATCAACAACTACCTGGCCGATGGTCAGCTTGCGCTGGAGCGCCCGCGTGGCACGAAGCTCGTGCTCAACATCGATCAGGCGAAATACTTCAACACGATCATCGACGACGTGATGAAGGTGCAGTCGGATCTCGACAACCTCAATATGTGGAGTGACGACGCTGGCGAGCAGATGAAGATCAAGATCGATACCGACGTCTTGGCCTATATCCTGCACCAGGCGAACTCGTTCAACCGGGGTGCGACCGCCGGCAAGATCAGCGGCAATCTCAACCTCGGCGTGACGGGTACGCCGATCATGGCCGTGCCGGGTGCTCCGACCACCGGCCAGGTCGCCATCCTCGACGTGCTGCTTCGTCTCGGTCAGTGCCTCGACGAGCAGAACATCCCGGAGACCGGACGCTGGGTCGTGATGCCGGCCTGGGCTGCCATGATGCTCAAGAGCTCGCCGCTGCAGCAGGCCTACCTCACCGGTGACGGCGTGTCGCCGCTGCGCAACGGCAAGCTGGGCATGATCGACCGCTTTACGCTCTACGTCAGCAACCTGCTGCCGGCGGGCACGGCGGGTGCCTTGGCGGCGGGCGAGACGGCGTTCTACGCCGGGCACGCGCATGCGACCACCTTCGCGTCGCAGATGACGCAGATGGAAACGCTGCGCGCGCAGGACACCTTCGGCACCATCCTGCGTGGTCTGCAGGTGTATGGCCGCCAGGTGCTCGACGGCACCGCGCTCGCCGAAGCAATCGTTACCCACTGAGGTAATTGAGGGAGCTTCGCGCTCCCTCACTGATCTCGCGAGGCAGCGATGGCGCTCGACACCGTCCAGGATTACGTGGCTGCGTCCCGCGTCCTCCTGCAGGACCTGGTCGACAGCCCCTATCGCTATCCGACGAGCGACCTTCTGCTCGCGCTCAACATGGCGGTCCTCGAGTCGCGCAAGCTGCGGCCCGACATGTGGGCCGGCATCAGCACCCTTCCGAGCTACGCGGTGTCGGACGCCACCAAGGTCAAGATCGACCCGCAGTACCGCGTGGCCTTCGTCTACTACGTCGTTGGCTCCGCGCAGCTTCGCGACAACGAGGAGGACACGGACACGCGTGCGTCCGCGTTCATTGCCCAGTTCCGCACGATGCTGTTGGGGATCACGTGACCACGCTGACGCTCAACCGCCTGATGGAAAGCATCCGCGCCGACTGCCCCGGCGCGCTCGACGACACGATCCGGCGCTCGCTGTTCTCGTGCCTGCGCGAGATGCTGCACATCTCCGACGTCTGGACGAACGACATCCCGCTCGACGTCACGGTGGGCGAGACGACCTATGACCTCTTTCCGACCGACGACGGCAACATCAACCGGCTCATGTACATCTTCGACCTCAACCAGGCGCAGGTGTACGGGCGCATGCCGGTGCCCGGAACGTTGATCCTGCGCGACGCGCCGAACGTCGACACGACCTACACGGTGACGGTCGCGCTCACGGTGTTCGATCCGGTTACCCCGGAAGGTTACCCGCTCCTGCCCGACTGGATCATTGAGCGCTACAGCGACGAGCTCGTCGATGGTGTGCTCGGGCGGCTGATGTCACAGCCGGTGAAGCCGTACTCGAACCAGCAGCTTGCGGTCTATCACCTGCGGCGCTGGCGCAACGGGATCGCGCGGGCCCGCATCGACGCACGTCAGCAGAACCTCTTTGCGTCCCAGGCCTGGCGCTTTCCGCGCTCGTTCGCCGGCCGCAGTCAACGAACGTAGCCATGGGGACGTGACCGATGGCGATTTATCAGAGCGCAGCCTACACGGCCCAGTTCACCATCAACGATCAAGACGGTAACCCGGTCAACATCACCGGCTGGCTGTTCCACTCGATGTTCCGCGCTGAGCTCGACGACGACCCGCCGCTGCTCGATCTCAGCAGCGCGAACGGCGGCTGGGTGATGCTCGATCCGGTGAACGGCCGCGTGCAGATGCAGATTACCAAGGTGCAGGCGGCGACGCTGCCGCTCGGGCGGGTCATCTTCGACGTGATGCGCACCGATCCCGCGCTGAGCCCGGTCTACCTGTTCAGCGGGCGTGTGAAGGTCAAGGAGGCAGTGACGCGATGAGCGATCCCGACCTCCAGATCTTCGTCGACAACGGCGGCGTGGACGCCTGTCTGGACGTCGTCATCGAGGACGATCCGCTCATCATCGTTGCCGAGACGGTTGGCGCGAACGATGCGGCGGCTGCGGCGGCGAGCGCTGCGGCCGCGGCTGCGTCGGCTGCCCAGGCGGCTGCTTCTGCCGCGTTCAATGCTGTCACTTTTGCAGCGGGCGCTGCCTATGTCGCTGCTGCAACCGACGACCTCATCATCGTGCAGAAAGCTGCCGGCGGGCCAACCACGGTGACGATGGTGGCGTCGGCGACGCGCACGCGCGGCCCGGTCTGGGTCAAGGACGGCAAGGGCGACGCGGCCACCAACAACATCACGGTCAACTTCAACGGCGCCGAAAAAGCGGACGGCCTGGTCTCGGTCCCGATCCGCACTGCGTTCGGTTCTGTTGCGCTCGGACGAAACCCGGCCGGCGGCTGGGTCATTCTCAACTTCGGGTAATAGCATGAAGCGTATCCTGCTCGCGCTCGCACTTCTCGCGTTCGCCGCCCAGGCGGCGGCACAGACGCAATTCCCGCCTAATACCTTGTGGGGTAACCCGACCACTGGGCAGGGCTTGCCGACGACGGTGGTGCTGCCAAGCTGCCCGACCGGTGCGCTCAACTGGACGCCGGGCACCGGTTTTGGTTGCGGTAGCGGCGGTGGTGGCGGCGTCACCGGCACGACCAACTACGTCCCCAAGTATAACGCAACGGGCAACGGGCTGACTTCGACCTCGCTCCTGTTCGAGAATGGCACGGGGCTGAACGTCCAGGCCGGGACGGCGAGCGGGGCGGACACGCTGCTGACGGTCAACGCAAACACCGCGGCGTCGAGCCTTCCGCTCGTTGCAGGCGACATTTTGCATGTCGTGGGACCAAATGGAGTAAGCCCGACCATACGTATGGAGGGTTTTGGTGGCATCCCCTTGTTTAAGGCGGTGCGAGCTAACGGTACAAACGCCGCAAAAACTGCACCCGCTGCCAATGATTATCTGACGGGAATGCAAGCTCAAGGGTGGGATGGCTCGGGTGTGCCTGTGGGTGGGCAGATCTTGTTTCAGGCGTCGGAGAATTGGGATACTTCACATCACGGCACACAAATCTCGTTTTGGCCTGGAACAGGCGCGGGTGCTTTCGAGGGGATGCGGCTCCAGCCCAGCGGTGGTCTCTCGGTTGGTGGTGTCACTACCGATCCGGGAGCGGGCAAGCTCACTCTCGGTGGCATCACCGGCGCGACCCAGTGTCTGCACGTCGATAGCTCTGGTCGCACCACCGGCACCGGTTCTGATTGCGCCAGCGTTGGGGTGACTAATACTTTTACAGCACCGCAGACCATTAATGCAGCCAACGCCACCCAGCTTAATTTGACGTCCAGCGCAGGGTTTGGATCATTTCTCAACATTGGTACTAGCTCTGCAACTCAGCAAGGTGGGATCAATTTCCTCGACAATGGTGTGGTCAAATGGCAATTCTTGCGGCAGACGGATGATAGTCTTGCCATCTATGACTCGACCGCCGCCAAGCTTGTGTTTTCTGCCTATCCAAACGG